AAACGAAACAGGGACGCAATGATCGTATTGCTGATGGCCGCATGAGAGAGCGCTATTGCAAGGTCTGCACCGGCTGGCACAAGCTGGACGCGTGGCCCCATAATTGCCTTCCAGAGCAGAACTGGAACCGCAGCGAACTGGCCGGCCCGATGCTGATCCGCGACGGCATGGAGCCGGTCCAGAGCCAGCTTGACGGCAAGATGTACGACAGCAAGCGCGCCCTGCGTGCCACCTACAAGGCGGCGGGCGTGACAGAGATCGGCAACGACACCAGGATTCTGGATCCGAAACCGAAGCCGAAGCCACAGGCAGACGAGGCCGGGATTACCGCCTCGATCGAGAAAGCAATGAGCCGCGCCGGCCTGGGCGCGCCTTAATCTTCTGAAACTTCGGGGCGATTAGCTGCGGCGATTTTGTCGGCCTGTTTAGACCATTTCTTCAGAAGGCCTCGAAACTCTTTAATCGCGGCGGGCGGAGTGCAATCCAGAAAGTCTTTGACGGCTGCGTCCAAGCCGACATCTATAAAAAGATCATCAGCGCCGTCGCCGACTAAGTGAATGTGAATTTTCAGGCCTTTTTTCCAGCCAGAAATACAAACAAACAAATCTTCTTTAATTTGCTCTATTAACAGCTTCGCTCCTTCTTTTTGTGCCTTTTCGACTATTGCCTCGAGGTTTGGAATATCTGTTGGATAGATCCAAACCCAGTCTTTAAAAATGTCTCCGCGAGTTTTCAGTTTCGTTCGCATGCTTTCGCTCCTTTTCAGTTGAATAGGACGAATCCTATCACAAACGCACATCCCTCAGAAGGATAAAATTATGCCCGATGAAGTAATCGGCGCGGCGCCGTCTGCGCCGGCCAGCGAGCCCGTGTCAACTCCAGTCGCGGAAACGACAACCCAATCTGCAGAACCGTCAACCTCGGCGCCGTCTTCGAAAAGCGACAGGAAATACGACCCCTCGCCAGGTGCGTCCATCGATCGGGCCTTCGACAAGGTCTTCGAGGGCCTCGACGCCGACGAGAAGCCCGCCAGCGCGCGTCAGCGCGACCAAGCTGGGCGCTTCGCCCCGGCGGATCCGAACGCACAGGCGGCCACGCCTGACGGCAAGGAACAGCAGCCGGCGCAACCGGCGAGCAAACTGGCCGCGCCAGACCGCTTCTCACCAGACGCCAAAGCGGCCTGGGAGCAGGCACCCGAGCCCGTCAGGGCAGAGGTCAACCGCGCCATCACGGAATTGACCACCGGCATCGAGCGGTACCGGCAGGACTTCGAACCCTACCGAGCCCTCGACCAGCAGCTGAAGGCCAACGGCCAGACTTTTCAGGAGGTCTTCAACCACTACACCGGGATCGAGAACCTCCTGGCGGAGAACCCGGTCCAAGGCTTGGATCAGATCTGCCGCAACATGGGGATGTCGCTTGAGCAGGTCGCCAGGCACGTCCTTGGACAGCCAGAGGATCAGCGCGCGGCGCAATCGAGCCGCGTCATTGCCTCCCTGCAGCAGGAACTGCAGCAGGTTAAGTCCCAGATAAACAGTTTCTCGCAAAACGCAGAGCAGCAAGCGATTGCCGCCTCGATGCGCGAAGTCGCCGAGTTCGCGAAGGCCAACCCTCGCATTGATGAACTCGCAACCGACGTGAAATTCTTCCTCGAAACGGGAAGAGCAACCACCCTGGCAGATGCCTACCACATGGCCGAGCGGCTCAACCCCGCGCCGGCCTCGCAGGCACCCGTCCAGACCACGCCAGCGGCTCAGACCCGACCGGCACGGACAAGCATCTCAGGCGCTCCCGCATCGGGCTCAACCCCCGGATCGCGCAAGCGCTCAGCCTCCATCGATGACGCCCTCGACAGGGCGATGGACATCGCTGGCTACTAACAACCCGAGCCTTGTGAAAGGACACTCACATGCCTTCTTTGACCTCAGTCGAGAAGCTCACGGAAGTGTTTTCGCTGGCGCTGGAAGACCGTTCGGACGGCTACGCCGACCTCGTCTCCAACAGCAACGCACTTCTGGCCGTGATGAAGGGGATGGATCAGTTCGAATCCTTCAGCGGCCCGACCATCCGCGAGCGACTTCTCTACAATGAATCCGGTACCTACGTCCGCTATTCGGGCTACCAGTACCTCAACCCGCTGCCGGCGGAACTGTTCAACGACGCGGAGTTCTACCCGCGCCTGGCGGCAGTTTCCGTTGCCCTGTCTGGCGAAGAAATCCTTCGCAATTCGGGCAAGGCGCAGATCCGCGACGTGATGAAAGATCACATCAAGGCGGCCGAAGTCGAACTGGTCGACCGTTTCACGGAAGACCTGCACTCGGACGGCACTGCGGCCAACCAGATCGGCGGCCTCCAGCTGGCGCTCCCGACCACGGTCAACTCGGGCACCTACGGCGGCATTGACCGCCTTGCCAACCCGATCTGGCGCACGGCATCCTACGATGCCAACTCCGCGTTTGCCGGCATCACGCAGGTTACCCTGTCCACGGTCAAGTCGATCCTCGACCAGATCGTGATTGCTCGCTCGCGCGGCAAGAAAGGCCCGAACCTGATCCTGATGTCTCAGGAACACTTCCTGGCCTACACGGCGGCAACTCAGGCCATCCAGCGCATCGTTGATGATGCTGGCGGCGTGGGCAAGCTGGGCTTCACCTCGCTGAAGTATTACGGCGGCGCGGGTCGCTCGATCGACGTCGTCCTCGAGGGCGGCATCGGTTCGGCAATGCCGGCCAACACCACCTACCTCATCGACACCTCGTCGATGAAGTTCCGCTACCACGAAGACCGCAACTTCGCGCGCTTCGGCGGGAAGCAGATGCCCACCAACCAGGACGCCATCGTTCAGCACGTTGGCTTCTTCGGAAACCTCACCATGAACAACCCGCTCCACATGGCGAAGTTGTTCGACTCCAACCCCGCCGCATAAGGAGGACTGAGCAATGCCTTGGACCCCGAATAGCAACGACCTCATCGGCCAGATCCCGGAGGAGACGTCAACGATCCAGAGGCACGCCCTGGGTCAGAGGATGTTCTTCAAGGATCCGGTCTATGGCGTCGGCGAGTTCATCTACCTCCGTGGCGTCGCCTCGACGGCAATCGGCGAGTGGGTGATCTACAACGCAGACGACTACTCGACGTCGCGCCTTGCAGCCAACGACATCGGCCCCGTTGCCGTTGCCCTCGCTGCGATCGTGGCCAACCAGTTCGGTTGGTATCAGATCTCCGGTAAGGCGGTCGGCAAGGCCCTGACGGGCTTCCTTGACAACGCCAACGTCTATGCGACCGCCACGGCGGGCAGCGTCGACGACACCGTTGTTGCGGGCGATCGCGTCAAGAACTGCAAAGGCGCGTCGGCAGTCGGCACGCCTTCGGCAGGCCTCGCCGAGTTCGAGATCGATCATCCATTCATGGATGACGCCCTCGCCGCCTAACAGCCGCCAAGTGAACTCCCCGGGGGCGGCAGCGCCCCCGGGTTTTCCCATCCGCACATCCCTCAGAAGGATCCCCTGCAATGCAAGAAGCCAATTTCAACCACCTTCACGTCGAGTTCTTCATGGAAGCCGTCGAACTTCCCGCAGAGAGCGCCAAGGCTGGCCGCCCGATCTACAAGGACGAGGAGCGGGTCCGCATCCGCATTGCCGGCGACAAGTTCTCGGTGCTTGTGGCGCCCGCACACTCGGACAGTTCGGCGCGCGACCCGCAGACCAATTACCGGCTGACCTACGCCCAGCTGCACAGCGGCCCGTATGAGGCCTTCCGCAAGGGCGTCGAGTTCCGTGGCAGCGGCACGCCGCTCTCGGAACTGCCGTTCCTCACAGAATCGCAGCGCAAGGAATTGCGCGCACTCAACATCCACACCGCCGAGGCGCTTGCATCCCTCGACGGCCAGATGCTTTCCCGCACCGGCATGTTCGGCCGCCAGATGAAGACCCAGGCCGAGCAGTATCTCGACAAGGCGTCAAAGGTTGCCGGCGTCACCCAGCTGACCGCCGAAAACGAGGATCTGAAGGCCCGCCTGGCGCGCCTCGAGGCCATGGTGATCAAGCCTGGATCGGAACCGGCGCCCGCCGAGAAGGATCCGGTCATCAACGCGACGTCGCCCTTCGCTGATTGGGATGGCGAATCCATCCGCACCTGGCTGAAGGAAAACCGTGGCCCGACGCCCGGCCCGAACACCAGCCTTGCCAAGTTGATCAAGATCGCGGACGACCACAACGCCGCGCTCAAAGCTGAGAGGGAAGCTGCCTGATGACTGTCCTGTCGGTTGCCCAAGAAGTCGCGCGCAAGGTCGGGGTCGAGATCCCGACTTCCGTCGTCGGCTCGACCGACAGGACGCTCATCGAACTTCTGGGCATCATGTCAGACGCCGCGGAGATGATTGCCAACGGCCACGAATGGCAGAAGCTGAAGGCCATCGCCACGATCACGGGCGACGGCGTTGTCGACAATCACGCCCTGCCTGACGATTTCGAGGGCATGACGCTCGACGCGGAGATCTGGTCTTCTGCCACGGTCGGGCCGCTCACCAAGATCGAGAACGAAAACGAGTGGCTCGAGCAGATCGTGCAGGGCACGACCAATGCCGTCAATTCGTGGATCATCTACAACGACCGCATCTGGTTCCGGCCGGCGCTCGGCAACGGAACGACCGCGAAGTACTTCTACCTGTCGAATTACCTGTGGTCAGCCAGCGGCACGCCTGCCGCGTCGATCGCCAACAACACCGACACCTTCCGCCTGGACGAGAAGCTGCTGCGATTGGCCACCATCTGGATGTGGAAGGCCTCAAAGGGCCAGGCCTACGGCGAGCAGCAGGCAGACTACGAGCAGCGACTGGCGCGCAAGGTGAAGCGCGACGGAGGCGCCAAGATCCTGCGCATTGGTAGCGCCCGCCTGCCGTCTGGCGTCACGCTCGCCTACCCGAGGAACATCTGATGGCTCGCCGCCTCCCTGGCGCCCGCAAGCCCCTGGCTCCGCAGGCGAGGGCGCAGACGAGTTCGAAGACCTTTCCGGCACCGACCGGCGGCTGGTGGACATCGAAGCCCCTTGTCCAAGACGGCCCAGCCACGGCGCGCATCCTCGACAACTGGTTCCCGACCCGGGAAGGCATCCGCTGCCGCGGCGGTTCCATACTGCACGCCACGGTCCACGCCACGAACCCCGTGGTCGAGATGTGGACTTACGAAGGCGCAACGCAGAGGCTGTTCGCTTCGACGGCGGGCGCCATCTTCGATGTGACCACCCCGGCGGATCCGACAGTCATCCCGGCATCTGCCGTTAGCGGCCAGACCTCTGGCTATTATTCCACCCAAATGTTCTCGACGGTTGGCGGGATCTTCCAGTACGTCGTCAACGGCACCGACCTGGCGCAACTCTTCAATGGAACGACCTGGACGCAGATCACGGGCGTCTCCACGCCGGCCATCACGGGCGTCGTGACGTCGCAGCTGCAGTCGGTCTGGGCTCACGCCAATCGCCTGTGGTTCGCCGAGAAGGGAACGATGCGCGCCTGGTACCTGCCGGTCGACAGCGTCGGCGGCGCCGCGGTGGGCTTCAATCTGTCGGGCGTCTTCCGCAAGGGCGG